ATCCAACATATTTAATCTTCTTCTGAGACGAGTGTTCATCTTTGTTTCCTCTTTGAGTATCCTTCTTATTGTTTCTTGTAATTTCATATTAATTTGATTTACCAGTACCTTTATATATTAATTTTAGGGCTTCAGGTTTAATATCCTCAAATGTAACAATATGGTTATACTTAAACTCGGGGTGTCTCATATTTTCAAAATGTTTATCTTTAAACCATGTAACATCAGCTATTTTGGTATTAATTCTCCAAACATCATCATCCCAAGTGGATTCAAACCATTCATCTTTGTTTTCAGAATCAGTTGCGAAGATGGCGGGAATACATTCTTCTTTAGAAAAGTTTTCAGAATATGTTTTATAACAATCACCAACAGAAACTAATAAACCTGTTTTTAAAATATTCTTTCTCCATACTGGATTTGATTTATGATAAACAAACTTACTTGGTTCATAACTTTTCCCTGATGGGTCATAAAGTTCACTCAATCCCATCACTTCTTTTATTCTATGTATGTTTTCTTGTAGGTTCATGTGAACTACCCAACCACTAAAGATGGTTGGGCTTCTGAAATATAAATATTCAGAATTTTAAAAGTTTAATCCAATCGGCTAAAGACTGATGGGTTTTTCGGTGGATTTTATTTCTACATACATAATATAACCATTACGATATATATAACCATAATCTTTTATAAACATATTAAATTCCTCCGCAATTCTTGGAAATCTATCTGTGATGATACTTTCAATAACTTCTTTTTCACTCATATTCTCATACTGTGGTTTGTTATATACCGCATTCCAACAACTATCAACCCAACCCTCATAAAAAATAATAGTATCATCATCTAATTTATTTTGAATATATACTTGGTCATCATAACCATCCCAGTCATCTGTTAGTAAATCAAAATCAGGTTTTTCCTTATGGTAATCAGGATTCTCTTTTACTTTACTGAAAAACATATCAATAATCTCCATTCTTGTAATATCGGACATAGAACAAGATTTATATTTATCTTCCCCCATTTTTTGAAATCTATTTTCCTCATTAATTACCCCCATCATTTCTTTTATTCTAGTTATTTGTTCTTGTAGGTTCATTTGTGACTATTATAATGATGTTTAATTTCACGCAAATATTTTGATATTATAATATTTTTAATATCTTCTTCTAATTCATCTCTTAATTTAAGTATCTCTTGATAATCGTATATACCTAAATCACTAGTAAACTCCCTAGTTGTACTAAAAATAACTCTATTTAAATAATCATCAAAATCCTTAAATCTTTTAGGATCTAACCAATGATAACTTTGTGTTATGTGGGTATCTAATAAATCAAGTCTTCTTAGAATAAAATTAGACATTTTGGTTTTTTTATTTATAAGTCTTGATTCTTCCCTCAATATTTTTATTATTTTTTTTTTAATCATTTTCTATTAGTACAAACATAAATATTAAAAATTTTTGATTTAATTTGACATATGTAGAAAATTAAATTATAATTCAAAAACAAAAAAACAATTTTAAAATTATGGCGACAACAAGTTTAGATGCAATACTGTCTCAGTATGAAAAATCACAACAATCAACCAGTTCCAAAATGTCACAGGATGAAAGAATGAAAAAATATTTTGCGGCAATTTTGGGAGAAAAAGAAAAACAAGCTCAACGCAAATTAAGAATTCTTCCAACAAGTGATGGTTCTTCACCATTTAAAGAAGTTTGGTTTCATGAAGTCCAAATTGATGGAAAATGGCAAAAATTCTTTGATCCGGGAAAAAATGACAATGAACGTTCTCCATTAAATGAAGTATATGAAGAATTAATGTCAACAGGAAAAGAATCGGATAAAAAGTTGGCATCACAATATAGATCAAGGAAATTTTATATTGTTAAAGTTATTGATCGAGATAATGAATCTGATGGTGTTAAATTTTGGAGATTTAAACACAACTATAAAAATGAAGGTATTTTAGATAAAATTATTCCAATATTTCGATCTAAAGGTGATGTAACCGATACACAAAAAGGTAGAGATATTATTTTAGAACTTACAAAATCTAAAACACCAAGTGGAAATTATTATACAGTAATTCAAACAGTTATGTATGACGATCCATCTCCACTTCACGAAGATAAAGAAATTTCAAAATCTTGGATTGAAGATAAATTAACATGGGAAGATGTTTACTCTAAAAAACCTGTAGAATATCTTGAAGCAATTGCTCGCGGAGAAACCCCAAAATGGGATAGCGAAAAGAATGGTTATGTTTATAGTAATTCAGAAGAGTCTGAAAATACATTTGGTGGAAAAAAACAATCTTATGAAGATCCACAATTGAATTCAGAACCTGATGATGAAATGCCATTCTAAATCTAAACGAACATAGACATTATTATAGATATAGTGTCTATGTTCATTTTTTAAAAAAAAACTTAAATAATATGAATAAAGATAATCGTATAACACAAAAAATGTATGAAGCTTTGATTACGAAGTACAAAGCAGAAATGCTCGAATCTGAAGCCTCCCTACTAGTTTATTTTGACCATTCAGTTGGTATTGGAGAACATCCACAACACATTGAAGAAATGGATAAACTTGTAGAAAAAATTGCAAACGCAAAAGATAAATTAGAGACTTTAGAAGAATTTTTCAAGTACAATTAATATGGCTTTAAAGAAGAAAGAGTTCTCATTAGAGACAATAAAAAATAAGTATTCGACTAGTACGAAATACAAACCAGAGATGTATTACAACTGTGGTGAAGCCTTTATGGATGCTTGTGGATTACCCGGTCCAGCGGCGGGGGCAATCAACATGTTTTTAGGGCACACAAATTCTTCAAAAACAACGGCCTTAATATTAACAGCCGCTGATGCTCAAAAAAAGGGACACCTACCGGTTTTTATAATCACGGAAAGAAAGTGGAGTTGGTCTCACGCAGTTGAATTGGGAGTAAATGCTTATCAAAAAGAGGACGGAAGTTGGGATGGAGATTTTTTATTTAACGATTCGTTTGATTATATTGAACAGGCAACTGACTACATCAATGAATTGTTGGATATGCAAGAAGAAGGGACATTACCCTACAACTTAGTTTTTTTATTTGATAGTATCGGAAGTGTCCCATGTAAAATGACATTTGAGGGTCGTGGAGGTAAAATGGCAAACGCAAGTGTGTTAGCTGATAAAATTGGAATGGGGGTACATTCTAGGATAACAAAGTCGCGAAAAGAAGACTATCCTTTTTATAACACTATGGTTATTGTGAATCAACCATGGACCGATGTAGACATGACATCCCCTATGTCTCAACCAGAAATCCGCGCCAAAGGTGGTGAGGCCATTTGGTTGGCGTCATCATTAGTTTTCTTATTTGGTAAACAAAAAAAGGCGGGCATCAATCATATTGATGCAACCAAAAATGGGAGAAAAGTTTCATTTGCCATTAGAACAAGAATATCAATTTTGAAAAATCATATAACCGGTCTCGGCTATAAGGATGGTAAGATTCTGGCAGTTCATAATGGTTATATTTCAGACACTAAGGAGGCTCTTGATAAATATAAAAAAGAGTATTCAGATTATTGGGTTCAAAAATTGGGTGGTGGAGATTACAATATTGAAGAAAGTAATGATGATATTTTTGAAGAATAAAAAGTAACAAAATTGTTGAACCCTTTGAAAATTAATTTGTGAAAAAAACATTAATAATTGACGGCTTAAATTTATTTAAAATTGGGTATCACGGAGTTAAGGACTTTTATCATAACGGAAAACATATTGGTGGTATTTGGCATTTTTTAAACACAATAAGAAGATTCATTGAAGAACATAACTATGACAAAGTATTAGTTTTTTGGGATGGAAATGAAAACTCTCTAGCCCGAAAAACAATCTACCCGCAATACAAATATAGATCGGAACCTGAAAATCCTATCGAGGAAGAATCATTTAAAGAACAAAAGGAAAGGGTTAAACAATATCTTGAGGAAATGTTTATCCGTCAAATTAATGTTGATAAAAACGAAGCCGATGATTTAATTGCGTTTTATTGTCAAATTGCTGAAAATGAGAATATCACAATTTTTTCGGGGGATAGGGATCTAACTCAATTAATATCAAAAAATGTCTCAATCTATTCACCCAATACCAAAAAAACTTATAAATATGGAGATAAGGTTAAACTTAAAGAAATTGAAGTACCTCATCAAAATGTGAAATTGTGTAAGATTTTAATTGGTGATAAGTCCGATAATATTGATGGTATATATTATTTGGGTGAAAAAACATTGGTAAAATTATTTCCTGAGTTACTTGACAATCAAGTTAACTTGAACGATATTTTGATAAAGGCAGAAAACCTGTTAAAAGAAGATAAAGACAATTCTGTTTTAAAAAATCTTTTAACTGGCAAAACAAAAACAGGTATTTACGGAAACGAATTTTTTGAGATTAATGAAAAAATTATTGACTTATCAAAACCAATCATTACCGAAGAAGGTAAAAACATTGTACAACTTTATTACTCTGAAACATTAGATCCTGATGGTAGAGGTCATAGAAACATTATCAGAATGATGATGGAAGATGGTCTTTTCAAATACCTACCAAAGGGGGATAATACATGGGTAAATTTCCTTACACCATTTTTAAAACTAACTAGAAAAGAAAAAAGAAATTTTAAAACCAAATAATTTAATATGAAAGAACAAGAACTAGTAAAACTTGAATTTTTGATGAAAGTCAATGACAATTTTATCATCCAAAGATTCTTTAATGTAAGAAACTATAATCCTGATGCGAAAAATTCTATGGATTTATATTATTATATTAGGGATTTAATTAATCAATTTCAATATAAATTAAAAATGAGATCGGTTGTTTATTTATTGGATAATAATGACGAAATCACTTTTAATCCTGAAATTTTGAATACTTCGTTTATTGAAGGACCAGAACATTTTAGTATTATGATAAAGAAAAATAATGAGACAATTTGTCATAGAGTTTTTGATGCCAAAATTTATCCACCTAAGATAAGATACACTGTAGATATAAGAAATCAAATAAAATCTATATTGAATGATTTAACTGACATTTTTTCATCTGACGAATTGTCATATGATTATCTTGAATATAATACTCAAGTATAATATTTAATAATATGGGTAATAAAAATTTTGAGTATTTAGGAAACAATTTTCAACTACAATTATTGAATCAAATAATTGTGGATAAAGAGTTTGGTAGAACTATAATTCAGGTAATAGATACTAATTATTTTGACAATAAGTATTTTAAATTAATTGTCCAAATGATTAAAGAATATTATAAAAAATATGAACATGTTCCAACCTATGAAACAATTGAACAAATTTCAAAATCAGAAATCCAACAAGAACTTGCGTTAAAAATAATTTTAGATACCCTTGCTAAAATAAAATCTGCGCCTATTGATGGTTCTTTATTTGTTCAAGAAAAAGCTTTAAAATTCTGTAAACAACAAGAATTACAAAAAGCAATAACCAAAGCCCAAAAAGTAATTGATGGCGGTGAGTTTGAAAACTATGATCAGTTAGAAGAATTGGTACGTGAAGCATTACAAGTTGGAACAAGGGATGATTTAATGTTGGACGTGTTTTCAAACCTCGATGAAGTTTTAAATGAGGATTTTCGTCACCCAATTCCTATTGGAGTTCCTGGAATCGACAGGTTATTAAAAGGTGGTTTGGCCAAAGGTGAAATTGGTGTTATACTCGCACCAACAGGTGCCGGAAAATCAACTTTCTTAACTAAAATTGCCAATCATTCTTTTAATTTGGGATATAACGTACTACAAATATTCTTTGAGGATAACCCAAAAATTATCCAAAGAAAACATTTTACGCTTTGGACAAAAACTCATCCTGATGAAATGAGTTTTAAAAAAGAAGAAGTTATAAGTAAGGTTAGGGAAATTGAGGAAAAAATGACAAATCGTTTGATTTTGGAAAAACTACCATCAGATACCATGACAATTACACAAATCAAAAATTTAATTAGAAAAAAGGTGGCTGATGGAATAAAAATAGATATGGTTTTATTAGACTATATTGATTGTGTTGTACCTGAGAAAAATTTGGGTGATGAATGGAAATCGGAAGGATCGGTAATGAGGGCGTTCGAAGCTATGTGTCACGAAATGAATTTGGTAGGATGGACTGCAACTCAAGGCAATCGATCAAGCATCTCATCGGAAGTTGTAACGACAGATCAAATGGGTGGATCAATAAAGAAAGCTCAAGTTGGACACGTTATTATTTCCGTGGCTAAAACACTACAACAAAAAGAAATGAAATTGGCAACAATTGCAATAACCAAATCTCGTATTGGTGATGATGGTATTGTATTTGAAAACTGTAAATTTGATAATTCTATGTTAGAAATTGATGTTGAAAGTTCTGTAACATTCTTAGGTCTTGAAGATAAAAAAGAAGAACAAAACAGACAAAGAATTAAAGATTTACTAGAAAAAAGAAAACAAAGAGAAGAAAATAATAATTAACTATGGAGAAAATTTTAAATACAAATCCGGATAGATTCGTCATTTTTCCGATTCAACATAATGATATATGGGAATTTTATAAAATGCATCAAGCGGCATTTTGGACGGCAGAAGAAATTGATTTAACCAATGATATAAAAGATTGGGATAAATTGTCTAATAATGAAAAATATTTCATAAAAAATGTTTTATCATTTTTTGCCGCATCTGACGGGATTGTTAACGAGAATTTGGCCGAAAATTTTTATAGAGAAGTTCAATATCCTGAAGCAAAGTTTTTTTATGGATTTCAATTAATGATGGAAAATATTCATTCATTAATGTATTCATTATTGATCGACACGTATATCTCAAATCCAAAAGAAAAAGACGAATGTTTTCATGCGATAGACAGATTACCGGCAGTACAAAAAAAGGCCAAATGGGCGCTGAATTGGATTCAAAATGCTTCATTTCAAGAACGTTTGGTCGCATTTGCTGCGGTTGAAGGTATATTTTTTTCTGGTTCTTTTTGCTCTATTTTTTGGTTAAAATCAAGAGGTATTATGCAAGGTTTGTGTAACGCCAATGCTCTTATTTTCAAGGATGAAAATTTACACTGTGATTTTGCAATACATTTGTTAAATAAACATGTTGAAGAAAAACCAAGTGAATCCAAGATTAAAGAAATACTTTTATCGGCACTTGAAATAGAAAAAGAGTTTATTACTGAATCATTACCCGTATCTTTAATTGGTATGAATCAAAATTTAATGAAACAATATCTAGAATTTGTTGTTGATGGGTTATTAGTTAAATTAGGTTGCTCAAAACAATTTGGTGTTGAACAACCATTTAAATTTATGGAACAAATTGCGGTTGAAACAAAAGGTAATTTCTTTGAATCAAGAACCGTTGAATATCAAAAAGCTAAATTAAACGAAACACTTACGTTTACGGAAGATTTTTAAATAATTACTATGTCACTTATTATTAAAAAAAGAAATGGTGAGGATGTTTCCTTTAACCCACAGAAAATCTATCAAAGAATTAAAAAATCCTCTAAAGGATTAAACGTTAATTCAGACGAAATTTTTATAAAAGTCATTACTTCAGTTCCAACTGAAGGTAATATTACAACAAAAGAACTAGATAGACTTATTTACGAGATTTCGGCCGCTTACACTGGAAGTCATCATGACTATTCAAGATTGGCGTCAAGAATTGCTATATCGTCATATCAAAAGGAAACAAATCCAAGTTTTTATGATACTATGATGGAATTACATCGTAGTGGAATTCTTAATGATGAATTCATTGATATTATAGTTCTTTATGGTAAAGAAAAGATTGATGAGGTGATTAATCACGAAAATGATTACAATTTTGATTATTTTGCTTGGAGATCATTACAAGAAATGTATCTTTTAAAATTACCAAACGGTAAAGTTATTGAAAGACCTCAACATATGTATATGAGAGTTGCTATTTGGACGACTAAGACATTTGAAGAGGCTATTGATTATTATAACTCATTATCTAATCAGTTAATTTCACCGGCAACACCAATAATGATTAATTCAGGAACAAAGGTTCCGCAATTAGCATCTTGCGTGTTACATTATAATAACTCAGATTCAAGAGAAGGATTATTAGATACTCTAAATGATATATCAACATATTCATCAGATGCCGCAGGTATTGGGTTATCTATTTCAAATATAAGAAGTAAGGAGAGTAGAATTTCAACATCAGGAGGTTTTGCTGGAGGTCTATTAAAATACCTCAAAATAGTTAACGAATCTTTAAGATTCTTTAATCAACAAGGTAGAAGACCTGGAAGTGCGGCAATTTACTTAGAACCTTGGCATAAAGATATTTTTGATTTGTTAGATATTAAGAAAAATACGGGTGCCGAAGAATTAAGAGCGAGAGATTTATTTACCGCGCTTTGGATTCCTGATAACTTTATGAGAGCGGTTAAAGATAATTCTGATTGGTATTTGTTTTGTCCTAATGACATTAAAAAGGCTGGTATAAAACCACTACAAGAATGTTATGGTAAAGAATATGAAGAAAACTACGATAAAGCGGTTTCTATGGGATTGGGTAAGAAAGTTAAGGCTCAGGATGTTTGGTCTAAGGTAATCGAATCACAAGTAGAAACAGGGGTACCTTATTTATGTTCTAAAGATAACGCTAATAATAAAACTAATCATCAAAATATTGGAGTAATTAAACAATCCAATCTATGTTCTGAAATTTTTCAAGTGACTGATGAGTCAACCACGGCGATCTGCACCTTATCATCAATGATTTTAAAAAACTTTATTATTGATGGAGAATTTAATTTTAAATTACTTTATAATGAAACAAAAAAAGTTGTTAGATCTCTGAATAAAGTAATTGATATCAACAACTACTCAACAAAAAAAGGTAAAAAAGGTGGTCTTGAACAAAGAGCAATTGCGATTGGAATTCAAGGGTTGGCTGACGTATTCTACATTATGGATTACAAATTCACTTCAGATGACGCCCGCAAATTAAACAAAGAAATATTTGAAACAATCTACTTTGCGGCAATTAGTGAAAGTTGTTCTTTGTGTAAATCAGGAGAATATGAACCATATACCTATTTTAACGGTTCGCCAATGTCAGAAGGAATTTTCCAATTTGATATGTGGGGATTAAAAGAAGAAAATTTATCAGGAATGTGGAATTGGAGTTCTTTAAAAGAAGAGGTTAAAGATTATGGTGTATGTAACTCTTTATTCACAGCACAAATGCCCGTAGCCAGTTCGGCAAAAATTACCGGTTCATACGAAATGACAGAACCAGCTCATTCAGCTATTTTTAATCGTAGAGTTGTTGGTGGTGAAATTATGATTGTAAACAAATATTTAATCAATGATTTTGAAAAACTTGGTATTTGGTGCGAAGATTTAAAAAATGAAATTATTATGAACGAAGGTTCAATACAAAATATAAATTTCAACAATTATTTAGACCCCGAAGAAAAAAATTATCAAAAAAAGGTAAAACGAGTTGAATTTTTAATTACAAAATATAAAACAATTTGGGAAATATCACAAAAAGAATTAATAGAAATGGCCGCAGAAAGAGCACCATTTATTGATCAGTCACAATCAATGAATATTTATATGTCAAATCCAAC